CACACCAACTGGATTTGATAATTGTTGCGAGCAGCATTACGTAATGGACGATGGAACAGATAGTTACCTAACTAAATGGGAAGTATTACACGCTGAAGCAAATGCCATATTGAAATGTGCAAAACATGGTACATCATTATTGGGTGGAACTTTATACTTGACAATGTCTCCTTGTAAAAATTGTGCTAAACTAATTTTTCAATCGGGCATAACTCGTGTAGTCTATAGAGATGAATACAGAGATAAAGAAGGTATAAAATTCTTAAAGGAAGCTGGAGTAGATATTTCAAATATTATCCCAAATAATTTGGATAAGTCGTAAAAATTTGTTATATTTATACATAAAGAAAAACACGCTATGATAAACTATATTGCATTTGGTATTTTAATTATGTTCATTATTGAATTCGGATCTCCTTATACATGGAATATGTTCGAAAGAATACTAATTGTAATATTATGGCCAATTTCCGCAATAATTATGATTCATGCATTATACGAAAGGTTTATAGATGGAAGAAACAACAAAAATTAGTTTAAAACTTCTGAAGGCTAAGTTAACTCGAAAGCCAAAGAAATATATACAAAAACTGCAACAAAAATTAGACAAGCTTATAAATAAAGAAGGTGGAAATGGAAAGACATAAATATAAAAATGGACAAGAAGTAAGTTGGATGCAAAAACACCAAATGATAGATCATCCAGAGGGTAAGATGGGAAGATATGGAATGCTAAAAGTAATGCGAACCATAGAATTAAGCGGTAAGATTATACATCAAAATATAAGTGGATACGATATTAAACCTAATGGAAGACCCTATACCATATCGGTCCCAGAAAATGTAATAATAGGTTTATATAAAAAAGAAAACTAAAAAGGTAAAGCAATGGCAAAAAAGACTAAACAACCAGAAGAGCAATTTGAATTTCAACAACAACAGCCTCCTCAATTAACACCAGATGAAGTAAGAATATTATACGTATTAGCACAACAAGCATCAATCAAAGTAGCAGATGCTATAGCAATAGTTAATCTATTGGGTAAATGCGAATCAATAATTGGACCACCTAAAAAATAACCCCCGCGCATTAAAAACAACTTGGTACGCGACTAAGGTGCAAGCACCGGATAAATAATAGGATAAAGATATATGGACGATTTAGCAGCAATGATAGTAGTATTTGGCGTAGGTATAGCATGTGGTATGTACATATCAAGTCAAATAGAAAAAAGAATAAAGTAGAGAAGTGAAAAAATATTGGACAATATGGAAATATACCATAGGATCTTTTAGTGATGAAAGAACAAGAGACCATGACAATACGGTAGCAGTATTGAGATCCATTATAGTAGCGGTCAACGTTCTTACTTGCCTAATAATAGTAGCCAATATAATACACAATTGGTAATGGAAAAAAATAGAATAAGAATGTTAGCATTTGCATTAGGTAAAAAGGTAACACCAAAAGAAAAAGTCAAAAAAGAAAATGGAAAAAAAGATAATATCAAAATTAAGTAGCATGAATAGAAAGATTGATAACATGAATACAAAATTAGAACTATTGATAGAATTCGTTGATAAGATGGAGGATGGAGATAGTGATGGAAAGATATGCAAAGAGTATGGAGATAAGATAAATCAGGTAGGAAGAATATACGAAAGAAACCCATACACAGGAGAAATTAAATCACGCAAGAAAGGTGATTATGGTAATGAAAGAATAGAACAACCAACACAAGAAGACATTATCGCATTTAATAATAAACAATCAAAGGAAAATAAATAATGCCAAATTGGAATTCAAAAGAACAAGAACATCAGCCAGTAAAGAAAAAAGAAACAAAGGCTAAAGAAAGACAAGCTATCTCGCTATTCGGTGAAGGCTGCTCAGTACGTCACATATCTAAGATAATGGGACTATCAGTATCACGTATCAATGAGTATATACGTAAGGAGTATAACGCACCGAAGGACGAATATAAAGGCCCTTGTTAGCAATACACCCACACTATACTAAATGCCCTACTATGTGGAACAAAGTGGTAGATTGTGATAGATGAACCAAGAGTTATATTGTATTATATTTGACAAAACTGCTGGGTTGTGTTCCCCGAGACAGTACTTTTTAGCCCGGCTATTAAACTTTTAGGCTGGGCCCTTAGTCATCCCTCACATGCAAGCGAACTGTCTTACACAAGGCCTAACATACCTTAAACCCCGCATGTCAAAGTGTCATACATTTTAGACAAATTGTCACTGAAATAATTTGGATAAGTCGTTTATTTTGATTATATTTATATATAAATACTAATCACAATTATGAATGAGAGTCTATATAACCTGAAAACGTTAAGATCACATGGTATGGCTGAAAACGTTAAGATCACATGCCATATAGATTCTGTTTATAACTTGTTAATAATAAAAGGGAAGGTAAGGTCACTACTTCGGACATTAACTGAATATACAGCTTGCCCTTTATTGTTAACAACTATGTTAATAACTTTCTTAAAATACCTGTCAAAACATTTGGATAAGTCATAAAAAAGTCTTATATTAGTATATAATTAATAACAAACACCTCACTACATGAAGTACATTTTAAAAATTAACGATGTTACCGAAACTGTTAACTGCTCAGTCGGTAAGAATACGTTTAGCTTTGATCAATCATTAGCTATTAAAAAGGCAAAGGCAGCACTACGGAAGGGATCAAACCTATCCGTCGAAATAACAAGTGAGCTATCATCATTTGGTACAAGCTCACAAAAAGTTAGCAACTTCAGAAAAGTTCCCGAGGAATTAACTCCTTACTGGAACGAATACGTTGCGCCTGTCAATACAGAACATGTTCAACTAATGAATTTTATACACAATGATTCTACTAAGCTAAGACCTGAAATGCTTATGCTACCTGATCTTCAATGGAAGTATCTAATACGCTCGGCTATGAGGGGAAAGAATATTATGATGACTGGAGCTGCTGGCTCTGGTAAGACTATGGCTGCTAAGGCATTAGCTAACTCATTAGATAGACCAGAATATTACTTCAACTTAGGGGCTACTCAAGACCCTAGATCAACACTCGTTGGTAATACTCATTTCAGTAAAGATAGCGGTACTTTCTTCTCAGAATCAACCTTTGTAAAGGCAATCCAAACGGAGGACGCCATTATCTTACTGGATGAGTTATCTAGAGCACACCCTGAAGCATGGAATATACTAATGACAGTACTAGATCAGTCACAACGTTACTTACGATTGGATGAAGCAACAGACTCACCTACTATCAAGGTAGCCAAGGGAGTAACATTCATAGCTACTGCTAACATAGGTAATGAATACACCTCAACACGAGTAATGGATAGAGCACTACTAGACAGGTTCACTATAATCGAAATGGGGTTACTATCACAAGAGAAAGAAGAAGCACTATTATGCATGCTATATCCAGATGCAGAAAAGGATACCCTCAAAAATATTTCCTCAATAGTTTCAGCAACAAGGGATGAGTTAAAGACAGACATACCACGAATCTCTACATCAGTATCAACAAGAGCTTCTATAGAGTTCGCTTCATTAGTATACGATGGATTCAGTCTCGAGGAATCAGCTGAGGTTACTATCTATCCATTATACGACGATGCCGGAGGATTAGACTCAGAACGAACATTTATCAAGCAATTGGTTCAAAAGTACATACCATCAAATACAGACGAAAACCTCTTTAACACTGAAGAAGAGCTATTTGATGAAAATGATATAAAAAATGCTCAAACAAGCTAAAATCATGTAGTGGTGATTGAGGAGACCTTTCACGCTGTATTTGCCAAAAGCAATAGTTTAATGTAAGCAGCAAAAAAGGTCTCCCCCGGGAGGGGGGTTAGTCCGTTTGTATGTTGGCCTCCAATTTTTTACCGGGGCTTTAACATTCATCCCATTATAAGATACTCTTAATATAATAATATACTAAAAACAATACGCATGCTAAAACAAGATTTACACGACTTAAGCACCTATAGGGTAGAAGGCATATTCTGGGTTCCGGGGTACAATGATTTCGACATAGACTACTTCGAGGTAAAAGCATTTTCAAAAAAACAGGCAGAGAAAAAAGCTAAGATGCACTGGATGTATAAGCTGGCAAAGAAGCCCCCTGCTATAACTAAATTACATAACCAAAAAATAACATTATGAAACAAACATATGCAGAAGCATTAAGAAACAAGTTCTCTAACTTATACGGGTTGATAGGTACAGACCATACTCAAGC